TGCTCGAATCCATCGGTACTTCCAACCCTGAGGAGCTTCTGGAGCTTCTAACAGTGATGGTGGTGTCCATGACTTAGCGCGAACTGTAGTATCGCGGTTACTTGCAGCGCGTGACGAACGCTTGTCTTTGTTTAGCGTCACATTATTGGTTGACATTTAATTAGCCCCCTTATACTTTGCGTATTCTTCTAGAGGTACACCTAAGCGTTTAGCAATATCTACTTCACTTGCGGATAACCTTACTTTGCGTCCAGATTTCTGGGCTGCTTTGCGAGAGCTGCCTGCAACCGTCTGAGTCGTTCGGTTGTTTGCTTTGAACTTGTGCGGGAACGCCTCACGCATTCGTTCATTAACTTCATTATAGTACTCATCCGACGTCGGGTCAACCCCCTCTTCAGTTACTAGTTTATTATGGAAAGCGAAAGCTGATGCTGTCATCGCCTCGTCTTTACCAAACCATGAGTTTTCCTTAGCCCACTCTACTGCTCTATCGTCTGTAGGAGCGTTCTGCTGGAACTGCTGGTTTATCTGATTATCAAAAGCAGTAGTAGTTTCTAGCTCTTTGTCGGAAGCCTCCCACTCTGATTCTTTACGGCGTCTTGCGCGCTCAACAGTATCTCTTTCACTAGCTAGTTTGGCTAGTCTTTCGTTTGCCTCTGTTGCTTTTGTAGAGTCGCCTGTATCAAAAGCAGTCTTATAGTCCGAGCGTGCTTTCTCAAGCTGCCCATCTAGTCTGCCTTCATATTCACCCATAAGAGTCTTGTCTGATTGGTTAAGTCTTTTCTTTACTTTCGTAAGCTCGTCGTTTACACCACGGGCAAAATCCAGCGCAGCTTTTTCTTTTCTCTCAGCCTCTCTGTATTTATAAGTAAGTTTCTTAATTCGTTTCTGTACTCCGTCTGAGTACTCCTCTAACTCGTCCTCAGCTGCGTCCGCTACTATCTCTAGCTTAGCCTCTTGTGACTCCTCTAACTCTACGCCTTCTTCTAGCTCGTAGTCAACTTCTTCAGCATTTTCTATGTTTGCCATTTTACTTCTCCTAGTAAGCGAGATACTTTTCTGGGTCTTCAATCAACGCCAGAATCTCGTCATCATTTAAAATCCTCATCTCCAGATTATCTCTCTGGATACGAGCACCTGCATAGCGACCGAAGAGAACAAAGCTCCCTTCTGTACACCATGGCCCATCTGGGTACCTGCTCTTGTCTTTATAACAGTCAGGCCCCATCTTAACTACATACCCTACCGTAGAGGCTACTGTTTCAGCTTTATGCATCGCGTCAGACACAATAATGCCGCTCTTAGTAGTCTTTGGGGGTGCGTATGGAACCATTAACATCCTATAGCCGGTCGGCGTAGGAATACCTTCTAAATCCTCAGGAGTTAGCTCCCGAGGGTCTATTTCGTTCTTATTTATCATCTTTTCTCCTTTAGCAAGCTGAAACGCAGCTTGAACGCATTATGTATCTGCTTTGGTCATATTACCCAATAGTTCTAAAATGTTACTCTCCACCAGAGCTAAGCCCTTGTAGGTACCTTTTAAATGCTGGTATGAATCCCAATCTGGGACATTACCAACAGCACAGGCTGTTTCAATAGCTTGTTTATCGTTACGTAAGCGCTTTAAAAGCTCCTCCGCGAACGTGCTTGCGTCGTGCATACTTTTCTCCTTTTCTGCATACTATTTGCGGTTTCCATATGGAATACCGTTACTTACTGGTCCCTTGCTTGGTGGCGGACCCTTCTTTTTTCCGGGCATTTGTAAGCTCCTTTTGAGTGGATGAGCGTTTCTGCTCATTTAACAATTGGGTATACATCTGACCCTCTGCAATATCAGCGTCCAGTAGAGAGTTCTCTCTGTCTGCTGCTATAGTTTCTTGGTGTTTCTGATACTCTAAGTCCATCTTCTCACGCGCCATCTTCTCTTGCGACTTCAGTTTAGTGAGTTCAATAGCACCGCGCTCCTCGTCAGCCTTATCTTTCTGCTGGAGTTTAGCGGTTTCTTGCTCCATCTTAGCCTGGGTAGCAGGGTCAATAGGCGGTTGCTGCATAGCTTGAGCCATCTGCTGGTCTTTACCTGTGATTTGAGATGTAACCTGCGCCGCCTTCTGTGCAATCTGCGATGCCATTTCTGGGTCTTCCACATCTTGTGGGATAGGCTGACCAAGCATTTGCTCTGCTTCAACCTTGTATTTAAGTGCGTAATGCTCTTGGATATGGGCTGTAAGTACCGCTTGCATGCCTTGAATCTGCTGATATGCAGGGTTTTGTAGTATTTGCATGTGTGCTTCGATGTGAGCATCATGGTTCTGCTCTTCAAACGCCTTCATAGGGCGGCCTGTCATCGAGTTCATATTCTCTGTAATAGGGTCTAGTGCCTCCAATTCTGGCTCTGGAGGTAGTAGTTTATCTACATTATCTACACCTAGAGCATGGTACATACGCTTATAAGCCTCTCTGACATCGTGAATTTCAGGGGATGCTTGAGCTAGATTAAGCTGTTGCTGTGCCATCATCACGCGCTGAGCCATTGAGAAGATATTAGGGTCTGATACAGGAATCACGTCTACACGCTCGTCAAAATCAGTCTTCTTAATCATATTCTCGCCACCCTCTACTTCGTATGGGTAGTCATCAGGCATATTCTCGTGAATGATACGTGCCAACATCTTAAATTCCATCTTCTGCGCGCCGTGTAAGCGTTTATGTACCGCAGACATGATTTGAGAGCCTTTCTCTAGTAGTGCTACAGTTGTGCCTACAGGCATGTCCTGACGTGAGTCACCTACTTGAGTGTCTGTGATTGAAGCAAAGCGTCTACCTGTGTCCACCAGTACGCCTAACAGCGCCGATAACGTGTTAGAGGGCTCTTTGTATGGTAACGGCATTAGAGAGTCTCTAATAGAGGCTCCTGTCGTGTCTACATCGCGCCACTCGCCAGGTGCAATCGGCTCATCCTCGCCTTGGATACGTAATCCTCTGGCTTTAAAACCACCCGGTAGATTAGACAAGGTACCTGCGTCAATCAATTGGCGCAAGATAGCAGTTGCTGCGTAAGTAACGCCACCAATCATGTGGATTAAACCGAAACCGTAGAAACCTAGTCCCGGTAGAAACTTATAATGACAGAAATAAGCTATTTTCTTTCTGCTGTCATCACCTTCTTTCCAATTTTTACGTATAGATAGTACTCTTTCAGTGTCTTTATCAATGGTAATAATGTAAGGTATAGCAATACCTGTTTTACCGTCCTCATCTTCATCTTCAAACCCTTCTAAATCTAAATCAATGTGCATCTCAAGCAGGGTGTGTATATCGTTATAGTCTCCCGCAATGCCTGTGTTGTTTTGTTGGCCTACAGCCTCGTCCAGGATACTCCTAGCGCCTGTCTCATATAACTCAGAGCCCTGACCAACCTCGTCAGTGCTAGAGTAAAACCCTACCTGCTGCTGTTTTCTGATATCGTTTGCCGACATACGAATAACATGAGTTACGCGACTAGCTGTACGTAGGTCAGTTGTCTCATAAGGAACGACAAGGTCTTCTGCTGTAATATAAGTACTCACAGGACGGTCAATAGCGTTATCGTAGTAAATCTTCTTGAAGGCACTGCCTGAAAGAGGGAGATAGAACAGCATTTGGTCCATCTCAGACTCAAACTCTTCCATTACATGTAGTACGTTATAGTTCAAGAACTCCTTGACACGATTGCTTTGCGCGACTTTCTCGTCTGTTTCAATTCCTACAATGGCTGTATCCACAGGACCGTTTGCAGGGCACATCTCTTTGAATGCCTGCGACTGGAACTGAGTTACCGCTTCTGCGAGGATAGGGTGATGAACGCCCGACGCGCCTGGGAAGGGCTCGTCTCTTTCTTCGATTTTAAGACCAAGAAGGCTGATTCCTTTGGTATAGACTTCTTCCCAATCGCTACGCGACGCTCTGTCTTCTTCATATAAATCAATCAGTTCTGCTGCTATTTCTTCTAAGTAGTCATCGTCTAAGACTTCCGCTAGGTTGGCAGAGTGACCTTCGTCCTCTACAGTTTCGTCTTCTGGGGCGAAATCTACAATGACAGAACCGTCCTCTTGTGTATCTATCTGACTGCCTATTACGTCCATCATGTCCTCTGAAGAGGGCATTGGAGCTAAAGGTGCTTCAATTGCGGGTTCTATTGCCATAGTAGTTTCCTAGTTGTGTTTTTTGATTTTAACATTTATTATAGTATATGTGAAGTTAGCTTATTTAATTAAGGAATTTAGGTAATCTTTGTGCGCAAACTGCCGTTCTGAAGGGCTATTTGTCACCAGCCCGCCTTTTGCGTACCCCATTCCTTTCTGTACATGCTTCTTAAGTTCGTCAGTTACCTCTATATAACCATACTCTGTTGCGTTTTTTTGTTTCTTACTGTGTAGTTTTACCTTACCTGTGTGAGAGCCATACTTTTCAGCATATTTTTTAGCGTACTTCGGTATGTTTTTACCGTAGTGGTTTTCGTATAGTTCCTCGAAACCTGTACCGTACACCCCTGTCTGCTCCTCAGGGGTTGACCACGCTACTTTAGAGTATCCTTCATCTGCAGCTATCTTAATAGCTGTCTGCAAGGATACTTCCATAGCCTCTATAACGCCCATAGGTGGCTTAGGTATAGGCCCCTCCTTGATTTTCTCTATGCTTCTTCTCTTATTACTAATCTTGGTATCTATTTTCTGGAGTTCCTTTCGTATCTCTGACGCTGCCATACTAGCAGCACTATCTAACCTCTCAGCCCACATGTCCCGACTTTCGGACAGCTTACGCATGGCAACATGCGCCTTTTTAAGATTATTAGTATTTTCTTCCTCAGTTACACCTACCTCTCTAGCTGTCTGTGCCCAGTCCGACTGCTGCTCATGTATATATAAGACCTTCTCATCGGATGAGTCCAGCTTGTCGGATACTCTTAGATGGGAAATAGTATTCTCGTCAGAAACACCACCCATAGAATGCCCTCCAATCTGCTCCCTAGTAGCAGTTTCCTGTCCTTCTAGGGGAGTTGTAAATATAGGTATTTCACGGTATGTGCCTAGGTCTACGTCATTACCTTCGTTAGCTGTCCAGTGAGACCACTCGGTGTTCCCTGTCCCGTTTATATTATAAGAGTTTTGTAGGTCTCTTCGGATAGCGCTTATTACATCCTCCTGATGATTGTACTCGCCCACTCTCTCACTACGAGGTCCTGATATATCATAAGACATTTCCTCAGGGTCCAGACGCACGCTGTACTCTCCTGCAGCTGTTTCGATGCCCCAGTCGTATATAGCATCTGCCTCATACTTAGCCTGCGCGGCGCCCTCGGCTGCCTGAGATAGTGCGTTCACTAGAGCAGGGTTGTCTATATCTTCGTAAGCATCAACCCCTCCATTCTCAAGTAGTTCTCTCTTAAGGTCGCCAGACCAGTCCCTGGGTGTCTTCTCGCCTATGTCTATCTGAAAGTCTAGTGCCTGCCTTTGGGAGTTTATTCTGTTTCTGTCTGTTTGTAACGCAATAGCAGTAGGGTCTCCGCTCTCAACAAGCTGCCTAAGGGTCTTGTCTCCTATGTGTTCATAAATTTGGCGTGATACCTCCCTCCACCTATCAGATAGCTTGCCGTTCTTCGCTTTAAGCTCGTCTACTCCAGCCACATCGTAATTGTCCTTCAGTAAAGCGTCCCTCTGCTTCTCTAATTCTTGGTACTCCGCCCAGTCCTCCTCCAACGTCCCTGTGAACCTATCCCTAGCACCCTCTTTACTCCTGAGTGCTTTAAGTTTAAGGTCTATCTCATACGCCTTCGTAGTGTTGTTAGCAGGGAAATTAGTAGGGTCGTATTTATGCACTCTACTAATAATCTCCTCCCAGCTGATGTCGGAATCTGTATTGTCGTGCCCTAGGTACGCCAGGGCCTCTTCAGCAAATGTCGCAACTCTTCCCTCGTCATCACCCATAGTCACATTAGCACCCGGCTGCCCGACCATAGAGATATCGTCCAGTATTACATCGGCGCCCCCAGAAGACATATATTCCTCGCTGCTGAACTGTGTCTTATTCTTA